TGGTGAATGTGTGGCATACCGTCCTAAATCCTGGGCAAGGTAACGGGGCCCATAAAATCGGAGCAGAGGACCGGTCGGAGAATTATATCATCCCATCCGAGATAGAGCTTGCGTTCGGCGACTGGACTCCCGGCCGGTATGCGTGGGAGTTGGCGAACGTGAAGCCCATTCCTCCGGTTCCGGCCAAGGGGAAGCAGGGGCTGTGGGAATGGGACGGGAGTGGCCGGAATGGATAAGCGACCAGCCTACAAAACTTTCGCTATTCCAAATACCCCAAAGCAAAGGGAAATCATGGTCCCCAGCAGCCGCCTATATGTGTGCCCTTCGTGCCACAATGCGGATCATCCGCCCGGGGCCCGCTTCTGCTACATCTGCGGTATGGGCTTCCCTCTGAGCATACAGCCCAAGAGCGAAAACTGAACAACACGTTGCGGGGCCTGGGGCTACTCCAGACCCCGTAAACAGGCATCGTAAGGAGGATACCATTGTGAGTGAAATGACCAATAGTAACGCCGTTGCCACCAAGGTACAGTGTTTTGCCGGGCGGCTCCAGGACTTCAAGGATCAGGAAGCGGGCGGGGCTCCGCTGGGCGCCGTGGAGTGCAGCATCGTCGCAGATGTGGAGAGCGGGACCGTAACCTTCCACGCCGCCGGCAAGGATGTTGTCATCGCGGTCCGCTTTGATGAGCTGCTGGAAATCATGGCGGAGGGCGTTGTCCTCAGCCACCAGCGCCATGATACTGAAGCGCCTGGAGGTGAAGGTGATGGCGGGCAGTAAGAAAGGGAGGGCGGCATCCTCGCTGACAGCCGATCAGAGAAAAGAGATCGTCGGCCTGGCCGTCACCGCCGGGATCAAGGCGTATCGGGATGAGGCCACCAAGCATAGAAAGGAAATCTATGACAAGCGCCTCTATAACACCAAGCTACTGATGAGGAATTACCGCGACCTGAAGGAACACGCTGACAAGGCGGTATTCGATGCCTCCACCGCTGAGGATGAGGACGTTTACGAGATTTTGAACCTGATGAGCGAGTGGGTCCGCGAAGAGGCTTCCACTGTGGACAGCATCAAAAAGAGCGCCGCCCGGACAAGGCTCATCATGGATCACATCAACGAAATGCTCCAGATTTATCAAGCGGCCTGTGAGCGGTCCAAGAGGCCGGAGGATACGCGCCGGTACGGTGTTCTCTATGACTACTACATCAGCCCGAAAAATCTGAGCCTGGAGGAAATCGCAGAGAAATACAGTGTGGACACCCGGACGATCTATCGGGATATACGGGACGCCACCGCCAGGATCACCGCGCTTCTGTTCGGGGTGGACGGCATTTTCAAGTAGCATGGCAAAAACCTGTCATTTACATGAGAAAACCCGTGTGGTAGTATCGTAGTGTCATAAGTTCTCTCCCTTCTTTTTTTGTCACGCGATTACCAAAAGGCAATCGCAACCGCTCGGGATGGGCAGCTCGGTAATTTCACCGGGCTGCCCATTCTATTTTCTACGGAGGTACACACATGGAAATTGTGATGAAGCGCACAGCAGACATCAAGCCGTACCCCGGAAACCCCCGGGACAATGATAATGCGGTCCCCTACATCGCGGAGAGCATCAAGCAATTCGGCTTCCGAGTCCCCATCGTGCTGGACCCGGACGGAGTGATTGTGTGTGGGCACACCCGCTGGAAGGCCGCGCAGAAGCTCGGGATCGAGGAGGTCCCCACTGTCGGGGTGGATGACCTGACCCCGGAGCAGATCAAAGCCTTCCGCCTGGCAGACAACAAATCGGCGGAGCAAGCCACCTGGAACCTGCCGAAGCTGGACCTGGAACTCCTGGACCTTCCCATGTTCGATATGTCCCTGTTCGGCTTCCCCTCTGAAGAGGTGAAGAAGGAGGCCAAGAAATCCGGGGGAACTGGCATGGAATCCATGGAGCTGAAGGCATTTGAGCACCATGACTACCTGGTGTTCGTTTTCGACAATCAAATGGACTGGCTAAACGCGGTCAACGCTTTCGGCATCCACAAGGTCAACGCCGGATATGGCGCGACAAAGAAAGTGGGGGTGGGTAGAGTTGTCAACGGAAAGAGACTTCTTGAACGAATACAGTATCAAGCTGCTGATTCTGAGCCGGGGGCGGAGCCAGACGATCACGACAACGGAAATCCTTCCTGACTTCGTGGAGGTCCTGGTCCCCGAGTCCGAGGCGGCCGCCTACCGCGCCGCCGTGAAGAATCCGATCCTGACCATCCCGGACAACATCATCGGCCTGGGCCAGGTGCGGAATTGGGTGCTACGGCATTTTGATGAGCGGATCATCGTCATGCTGGATGATGACCTGATCCGGCTCTACTGCCTGACGGCGAAAAAGGCGCGGCCAATCACGGACCCGGAAGAGATCACCCAGGTCATCATCAATGCGGCGGTCATGGCGGACGATGCCGGGCTTCACTGTTTCGGATTCTCTCAGACCGACATCCGTAAATTCAACGGCTGTGAGCCCTTCAAGCTGACCGGCTGGGTCGGGGGTGTGATCGGAGTCATCGGCCGGCAGTACACCTTCAGGGATGACAAGTACAAGGTGGACATCGACTTCTGCATGAAGAATATGCTGGTGGACCGCATCCTGTGGATTGATGACCGATACTGCTTCTACCAGCTCAGGGACAACAACGTGGGCGGCAACAGCGCCTTCCGCACTCAGGAAGAGTATGAAGCGTCCACGGAATCCCTGGTGCGGAAATGGAAGGGCTACCTGACCAAATCGACACACGCATCTCAGGTCTTTCTCAGGACCAAAGTTAAAAGAAAGCAGGATATAAAGCTATGAAAAAGGTTTTGATTATCGGCTATGGGACCGTCGGCCACAACCTGGCTGCGGAGCTCTCCGCGCTCCAGCCCGACATCTACGACAAGTACAAACCGGATGAGAACACCCGCCAGGACGGGGAGCGGTATGACGTGGCCTTCGTCTGCGTCGATACTCCCTATGTCCCCGGCGAGTGTGTCTGCGACACCCGCGAGGTGGAGAACGCTATCCTGGAGAACGATGCTGACATCTTCGTGGTGAAATCCACCGTCCTCCCCGGGACCGTGGCCCACCTGGAGGAAGTCACCGGGAAAACCGTCATTTTCTCCCCGGAGTATTACGGCGGGACCCAGCATTGCAACAACTTCGACTTCCCGTTCACGATCCTGGGCGGGGACCGGGCCGCCTGTCTGAAGGCCCAGCAAATCCTCCAGAGGGTCTACGACGGGCGGCACACCTTCAGGATCACGGACTCCAGGACGGCAGAGCTGGCAAAATACATGGAGAACGCCTTTCTTGCCACAAAGGTGAGCTTCTGCACTCAGTTCTGGTCCGTGGCAAATCAGATCGGGGTGGACTATGAGGAGCTACGGGAGCTTTTCACCCTGGACCCCCGCGTGGGGAAATCTCATACCTTCGTCTACGATGAGACCCCGTTCTGGAAATCCCACTGTCTGGACAAGGATGTGCCCGCCATCGCTGAGACCTACGGAATGGACTTCCTTCTCAGCGTCATTGAGTTCAACGAAAGGATGAAGGAAACGGTTTAGTGAATAATCGGTAAATATTTTGTTAATGTAAGTGAAAACGCTTCCCGTAGGCGACGGTCTGTGATATACTATGGACATAACCTGAATGGAGGTATCAGTCTATGGGATACGATTTGAGAACCCAACGGGGCTACGACTTCTACGAAGTGGCCTCCGCCCTGCAAAAGTCCATCCGGCGGGGCGATGTAAAACTGGCGGGATACATGGCGCTGGAGCTCTTCCCGAAGTACGCGGAATACTGCTGGAAGCGGCTCCTCACGGTATCGGCTGAAGATTGTCACGGTCTGGTGACTCAGGAGATCAAGGCTCTTTATGATTCGTTCCACGTTATCAACAAGGGGAAACGTGGCGACGATCTGAAGGGCCGTATTTTTATCTCCAAAGCGGTCATCATCTTGTGCACCTGCGGCCATAGCCGGGATGCCGACGTGCTCTCCAACTACATCTACGACAAAAAGCAGCTCTTGTCCGATGAGGAAATCGAGCGGGCCTTCGAGGAGGTCAGGGCTGGACGGATGGACGTTCCCGAGTACGTTTTTGACTGCCACACCCGGAAGGGGAAGGCGGCAGGGAGAACCAAGCAGCAGTTCTTCAGGGAGGAAGAGAACGCCCTGGTCAACAAACAGGTCAGCTTGTTTGATGGGGTCCAATTCTGACTCCAACCGCGCAAAACAGAGTGGGGAGCGGTCGCCTGAATGGGTGGCCGCTTCCTATTTTTCCGCAAAGATGGTGGTGAGATGCCAAATGAGAAAAACCTGATCCCGTTCAATGAGCGAACAGAGAGTGAACAGAGGGCGATCCAGTCCAAGGGCGGGAAGGCCAGCGGTGCCTCCAGGCGCAGGAAACGGGATATGGCAAAGGCCATGAAGTTGCTCCTGGATATGCCCGCAATCCCTGGTGCAAATGCCTACCTCCAGCAGTTCGGCTTTGATGAAGCTGATATGACCAATCAGATGGCGCTTCTCTCCGCCGTGTTTATGAAGGCTATGAACGGGGATGTCCGGGCGGCTGAGTTTGTGCGTGACACCGCCGGCTATAATCCGAAAATCAGACTGGAGGAAAAACGGTTCGAGGCCGAGCAGGAGGAAAGCGGCGGCGGGACCGATGTTGTGAGCGACTGGATCAACTCGATCCCCGATACTGCTGCTGAGGATGGAGGCGAGGACCCCGATGGCGAGGATGAGCAAAACCCAGGCGAAGCGGAAGAAGCTCCGTGACTTTTTCAATCGGCGTGTCCCCCTCTACCAAAAGGACCCGGTTCTGTATGCCCGGGAAGTCCTCCTATTTGAGCCGGACGAATGGCAGGAGAGTGTCCTTCGAGACCTGGCCGAGTCCCCCTGGGTAACGGTGCGATCTGGACAGGGCGTAGGAAAGACCGGCGTTGAGGCCGTGGCCCTTCTCTGGTTCCTGACCTGCTTCCGGTTCCCCCGGGTGGTTGCGACCGCCCCCACCCGCCAGCAGCTCCACGACGTTCTCTGGAGCGAGGTTGAGAAGTGGCGCTCCAACAGCCCGCTGCTTCGAGAGCTCCTGAAGTGGACAAAAACCTACGTCTACATGAAGGGGTATGAGAAGCGATGGTTCGCCGTGGCCCGGACCGCCTCCAAACCTGAGAATATGCAGGGCTTCCATGAGGACAATATGCTGTTCATCGTGGATGAGGCGTCCGGCGTGGAAGATGAGATCATGGAGGCGATCCTGGGCACACTCTCAGGCGCAAATAACAAGCTCCTGATGTGCGGGAACCCTACCAGGACATCCGGGACCTTCTATGACAGCCACACGGCCAACAGGGGCCTTTACAAGTGCCACAAGGTATCCTCCCTGGACAGCACCCGGACCAATAAAAAGACCATTCATGCGCTGATCCGAAAATACGGTGAGCACAGCAACGTGGTCCAGGTCCGCGTGTTCGGCAACTTCCCCTCGCAGGAGGATGACGTGTTTATCCCCCTGACCCTTGTTGAGAAGTCCATCGCTCTGGACCTAGAGCCCCCAGCCACCAGGATCAGCCTGGGGGTGGATGTGGCCCGTTACGGCGATGATGAGACCGTCATCGCTCAGAATGTGGGCGGCAAGGTCAGCATCCCCATCATCCGCCGGGGTCAAAACCTCATGCGGACGGTGGGGGATATTGTTCTCCAGTACCGGAAGCTCCTGTCCGACTACCCGAAGTACCGGGGCCGGGTGTACGTCAACATCGACGATACCGGCCTGGGCGGCGGCGTCACGGACCGCCTGGCTGAGGTGAAGCGGGAGCAGCACCTATCCAGACTGGAGATCATCCCCGTCAACTTCGGCGCAAAGGTCCCCGATCAGGACGCCTCCGTATACTTCGCGGACATCACATCCTATATGTGGTCCATCATCCGGGACGCTATGGAGGCGGGGACACTGAGGCTGCCGAATGACACTGAGCTGGTGGCACAGCTATCTGTCCGAAAGTACACCGTGACCAGCGGCGGCAAAATCCAACTGGAGAGCAAAAAGGAAATGAAGAAGCGCAGCATCGACTCGCCCGACCGGGCGGACGCTGTTGCGCTGACCTGTTTCGTGAAGAAGATTTTCAACGCGGCAAGCCTGACATCCTGATTTTGAGAGGTGAGAAGATATGTTCGATTATAAAAGTGAGGCAGAGATCAACAGATACCGCCAAATGCTCCGCATCGAGGCTGGGCGGGCCGCCCTGGACCGGATCAACGGCCAAACGAAACAGGTCCGCCGGGATGGGTATGTGAATTTGCTGAACAAGTACGGCACCGCCCAGGACAATTCGACCGCCTACTCATTCGCTCCAGAGGGCCCGGTCTCCGATGTGGACCTTACGACGATGTACCAGGACGGCGGCCTGTTCTCGAAGATCATTGACGCCCCTGCTGAGGAAGCTGTGAAGAAGGGCTTTGACACCGGAGTTACCGATGAGAAGGCCAAGGAGTACATCGAGGATACCATGGCCTGGCTGGAGTGGGATGAAAACATCTCCACCGCCCTGAAGTGGTCCCGCATCTACGGCGGCGCCATCGCGGTGATGATGATTGATGACGGCCGGGGCCTGGATGAACCGCTGGACCTGGGCGCGATCAGGAGCATTGAGGAGCTGAGGGTGTATGACCGCAGCATCGCTATTCCTGATTACAATAGCATCTACCGGTTAGAGCCCACGGTGGGCCAGGGGCCGAACCGCTACCGCCACCGATACCTGGAGCCCGAGTTTTACGACGTGTCCAGCATCTACGGCAGTTTCCGGGTACATGAAAGCCGGTGCCTTGTGTTCCGAAACGGGAAGATGCCGGAACGCTCCACCATGACGCAGTACAGGCATTGGGGAATCCCTGAGTATATCCGCATCAGGAAGGAACTCCGGGAGGCTGTCACAGCCCCCTCCTATTCTGTAAAAATGCTGGAGAAGTGCGTCCAGGCGATCTACGGCATGAAGAACCTGGCCGAGCTACTTTCAACCGATGAAGGGGAAGATATTGTCCTGAAGAGGCTCCAGGTCATAGATATGGCCCGGAACTTCCTGAACTCCATCGCCATCGACGCGGACGGCGAGAGCTATGACTTCAAAAGTATGTCGCTGGCCGGGGTGAAGGATATTGTGGAGACCACCTTTGCTACCATTTCCGCTGTGACCAACATTCCACAGACAATCCTTTTCGGCCGGTCCCCTGCTGGTGAGAACGCTACCGGCGAAGGGGATATGGAGAACTGGTACAGCTACGTCGAGAGGAATCAGAAGGTCCAGGTGGTGCCGAACCTGAAGTATCTGCTGGACATCACCATCAAAGCAGGCATGGCCCAGGGCTACATCAGCGAGGACCCAAAGCCCAAACTGACCATGAATCCGCTGTGGTCCCTCAGTGAGGCAGAGCAAGCCAACGTGGATCAGGTGAAGGCAAACACCGCCCAAGTCAAGGCTGCCACCGCTCAAATGTATGTGGATATGCAGGTCGTCGGGCCGGATGAGGTCCGGCGGGGGCTGGCGAAGGAGGGCGAGTTTGACATCGACACGCTCCTGGATGATGAGCCGGAGGATGAGGGCTGGGGGCTCGACCCCGCTTCCATTGGGTATGACCCTGCTTCCATGACCTACTCAGGAAACCCGCAGGGAAGGCCCTCAGAAGCTCAGGGAACGTCGCAAACAGGATGGACGGACCCGGGGACCACCCAGCAGACAACGGGCGCTGACGGCGATTTATCGCCGGGACACGGCAACGGGAAACTGAACGGTGCCGGGGTAATCGTGGTCAAGAATGGGATGGTCCTGGTCGGACGCCGCAAGTCTGATTTCTGCCCAGGAACAATCTGTGGCCCAGGCGGCCACATTGAGCCCGGCGAGACCTCCAGACAGGCGGCGGCCCGGGAGGCCCGGGAAGAGTTCGGGATTACCATTGACCCGGCGGACCTAATACTGCTGGGCGTGGATGATACACTCCCCTCTGAGTTCGGGGGTACAGCCTTCTACCTGACCACGAAGTTCACCGGCGACCCGGCTTGTGACGGTGAGGAGATGACCGGCGCTCAGTTTGCCGATGCCTCCGAGCTCATTGAACGGCCTGAAGGGCTCTTTCCCCCGTTCACTTCTTCTCTAAAACTTTTGGAGAAGGTGTTGACTAATGGAGAAAATAGCGATGGGGCAGACTTCTCTTGCGGAAGTAAAATTGACGGAGGACCTGGCTCTGGAAATTTCGGTCACGAAGGTAGACCGGGAGAAGTCGGCGGATCGTCCCCTGACGCAAATAGCCTAAACGATTCCCTTTCCTCATCACTACGGAAAGGCGGGGCCGAGTTTACTAAAAAAGCCAAGGAGATCGTTGAATCCGTCCCAGTTGGGACAGAATTTGAGCAATTTGGCGAAGTTTTTAAGAAGATTGAGCATGACAAATGGGAGTCTGCTTATGATGGTATCATATCTACTGACAGAGTGCTTGACCAGTGTTTCCCGGATCATATCTCGGAGTCTATGCTTCCAAAATTCCGTGATATAGGAAGTGAGGATATTGCTGCATCAAAAATCGAAAGTGGAGAACTCGAACCAAGTGAAACATCTGTCTCTGGAAAGGGCGTTGCAATCTCAAAGTATCAGGACTATGGATACCAAGATGTGAATGGTGCACTCAGGCGGGGTGAAAAGCTCGAAGGAGAGGCTGCCGAGATAGACAAAGGATTGCAAGAAGCATTTAGAGACGCCAATCCAACTGTTCGCGCTCAAACGCTTTACCGAGACTCTGGTTTTTCGGTAACGTCAAAAGCATTTGAGGAAACTGGTTTGGGGGAATATCTGGCTGAGAATTTCAGCGGTAGTAACCTCATGGAAGCGTGGTATGATCCTGGAATACGTCAAACAATCCGCAGCAGTCTTATTGGATATGAGTTTGAAGAACCTGGATATTCCAGCACCACAAAGTCTCGGGAGTTTTTGAACCAGTTCAGCGCAGGCCAAGGTGGATTGCTGTCGATCAGTGAACACGGAGCGAAAGAGTCAATGGTGATAAATGTCCCAGCAGGTAGCAGGGTTCTCGACCTTGGCGAGGATGGCATGATCTCTGGCAGCGGTGAGAATGAAACCATCATCAATAAAGGGGCGAAGTATCGAATTGCTGATGTCTACCTCGACATGGAAGCTGGTGGGCTTGGCCTTGTTTGTGATTACCTACCGGACAACGGAGAGAGTAAAAACTAACCGCAGACTCGTTAGGCAGACCTGATCCCATAAAAAACGGAGCTGACGGAAAATCGCCAGCTCTTTTTATCCCCTGTGATTGCTTTTTGGTAAGTGATTATTGCTTTTCGGGAAGAAAGTTATAATATTGGTGAATAGTATTCCCGTAAGGCAACTGTCTGTGATATAACAAGAGCATCCAGCAGGGGGCAAACGAAAAGCCCCCACCGGCGGAAACGGTGGAGGCCCTTCTGGTGCGGGGGTTAATCAATCTACGGTAAGATGATTGTACCACTCCGCTCCAGAAAGGTCAACACGAAATTCTTACAAAGGAGTGGTGACAGTGTTGACCAAAGACAAAACCATGGCGACCATCCAAGCTGAAGCTCTGGCTTATATGATCTGCGCGACCTTTTTCTTCGACGGCGGGAATCCCGCAGGAGAGGACGGGAAGGCGCGGCGGCGGCTGGAAGCCTCTGTGTACCTGTTGAGCGACCTCTTGCAGGTTGCGGCGAACGGAGGTGAGCGGGGGTGATCTACAACAACCGCGAGGTGAATTGCAAGACCTTCTCCAGCAAGCAGGACTGGAAGATCAGGGTGGTGTTCGATGAGCGCGGAGAGCCGTTCTTCTGCGCCCGGGACGTTGCAACCAGCATGGGCTATGAGGAGCCCGGGAAGGCTGTGGGCCGGAGCAAGCTGGAGAAGGTCCCCATGCTCCTCCCCTGGCAGAGCGGCCACCGGAAGGGGTGCAGCGAAAACTATTGCTTCAGCGCCGATACCATGCTGACCTTCATCAAGAGCGCATCCATCCGCCTGAAGCCCGGTTTTATCCAGTGGATCAAGGATGAGGTCATCCCCGGGGCCCGGGCGGAGGGAATCCCGGCGAAGCCCGCCACCAGGCCGGACCCGGAGGCGGCCAGGCAGCCAGCGGCCACCCCTCCCCCTCCCACGGGGAGCGTGGTACAGAGGATTGATGAGATCATCCTGGAGCTCATGCTGCTCAAAAAGGCCCTGGCATAACAGAATATCTACGGTGAGGGACTGCTTCGGCGGTCCCTCTTTTCATTGGAGGTGATGGGTGTGGATCAAAAGGAGATCATCCAGAAAGCCGTCAAAGGCAAGTTCAAAGGCCACCAGACGCTCAACGCTAAGGTCGCCCCCATTTACCCCTCCGCGCTGGAGAGGCAGTACAAAGGCATCACAGACGCCTATATGCGGATTGTCAACCAGGTGGTGTCCGAACACCTCCCCAAAATCCAAGCGGCGGCGGCCAATGAGAGGAAGGCCGCGACACGGGCGGACAGCGTGGATGATTTGATGACCACGGTTCAGTCGGTTTTCGGGATCATGCGGGATGATCTGGAGGAACGGCTGGGCAAGTTTGACCTCTACGGCAAACTGAAGGAGCTGTCAGAGCTGACCACAAAGCTGAGTATCCGCCAATGGAAACGGGTAGTCAGCCAAACCCTGGGGTTGGACATCTTTGATGACTACTATTCCGGCCAGTTCTACCAGGAAATGCTCGACTATTGGGTGAGCCAGAATGTGGCGCTGATAAAGACGATCCCGCAAGAGACCCTGAGCGGTATGCGGGAAATCGTCTATGAGGGATACCGGAACGGCAGGACCACCACGGCAATCCTGAAGGAGATACAGCGGACCTACTCCACGAATAAGAAACACGCCCGGCTGATTGCCCGGGATCAGATGGCGAAGCTCAACGCTGATCTGACCAAACGCCAGCAGACGGACGCCGGGGTGGAAGAGTACAAATGGTCTGACTCCAGGGATGCCCGAGTACGCCCCCGGCACAAGCATCTGAACGGAAAAACATTCCGGTGGGATGATCCCCCGGTTGTTGATACAAAAACAGGGAGAAGATGTCATCCGGGCCAGGATTACCAATGCCGGTGCGTTGCTATCCCTGTTTTTAATATTTCCACCCTGAACATCCAGGCGAACCCGAAAAAGTGAGGTGATTGATGTGAAGAAGTTCTTGTCCTGATGGATGGGCACAAATCAAACCCGCGAAAGGAGGTAGACCAAAATGCCCGGCTCGGAGATTAGAGCCCTCTGCAACCAGATTGCCGGAGAGGCAAAAGCAATCGCTGAAGGGTCCGACGATGTTGCCGGCCTTCGTGCCAGCCTTGCCGCCGGGGGTGGCGATGACTCCGCGTCCCAGGTGGCTGACCACCTGGCGAACCTCGGCCTTCAGCACCTCGAAAACCTTCAGCAGCTTGTGATTCTGCTGACTTCCACCATGACGGCTGCCATGCCGCAGGAGGAAGGAAACGGCGGAGGTGACGGTGATAAGTGAACACCCCGAAGCTGAAAACCGTGTACCGCCTTGACAGCGTTCCCCTGAGCGCAACCTACTGGACCCGCGAGGGATACCTGAAGGATGAGCCCATCGTCACCTCGGTGGGCATCTTCGAGTACCTGAACGATGACGGCTCCAAGCGCCGGGAGCTCCGCCTTCCTGAGAACGTGTTCGATCCGGCCAGCCTGGCGAGTTATGAGGGGAAACCCGTTATCATAACCCACGACGCCGGGGAGGTGGACAAGAACAACGTCCAGCGGGAGATCATCGGCACCATCCTGTCCCCCGGCATCCGGGACGGCGACGATGTGCGGGCCAAAATTGTCATCCACAACACCGACGCTATGAAGCGGAGCGGCCTGAAGGAGCTCTCCCTGGGCTACTCCCTGGACCTGGATGAGACCCCGGGTGTGTGGAACGGCCAGCCATACGACGCGATCCAAAAGAACATCCGCATCAACCACCTTGCTCTGGTCCAGAGTGCCAGGGCAGGAGAACAAGCGCGGCTGAATATTGACAGCCGCGACGCCAAAAAAGGAGTGAAGGTTATGAAGAACCCGCAGACCACCCCCAAGAAAAACCGCCAGGACGGCGGACCCCTGACCCCTGAAGAGATGGAGAAGGCTATCGCTGAGTTCCAGGCCCGC